TCTTTCTATCTCAGCTTCATAAAGCTCAGGTAGATATTGTTGTGACCATTGTGCAAAACCAGCTTCCTGAAAGTCAATATAATTGTCTTGTACAGTAACTTTGCTTGGCATAGGTACGATTGATGCGGGAAAAGACCCACCTATGTTAAAACTCATGTTTTATGTTTTTAGTTGTTGTTTTTATTTTTTACTTTAAATTTCAACTTAGAACTATCTGCACCACTTACTGCTGTTACTTTTAAACCATTTATAAATACATCTGACCCGACTTGTGGCCTAGGTTCATTCGTTATATTTTTAGATTTAGCCATAACATCTTTTAAAGCATCGGCTTTACCTTGCTCATAAAAATGATTAGCAATAGTATCTGCATTATCAGCGGCATACATAGCTTTGTGATAACCTACAGTATCAACAACTTCACCCTCATTGTTTAAGAACTTCTTAACAAAAGTGTTTAAGTTTGACTGTTTTTCTACAACACTCGAAGTATTTTGAACTTTATAATTAAACTTTTTTTCTCCAAGATTAAATTCGAAACCTTCAAATTCATCAGAAAATAAGTTATTTGTTTTTTCTAAAAACTTCTCATGTCGCTTTTCAGCTACTTGTTGTTCTTTGTTGTATCTATTGAAAAAATCCATTGCTTTTTGTTGATCTTGAGTTACGCCGGGTCTCAACTTGATCTCGTCGTAGTACTTACTCTTAGTTTCTTCCAAAAAGTTTTTGGCTTTTGCAATTTCTTCTTTAGCGGCTAACCGCTTTAATTTAATTTCTTTTTCATCATCCACATCCTCGTCAAAAGAAAATTTATCTTCTAATAAAAAGTTTATTTCTTCTCTATCTAAATGTGGTTTTGTTTTTGAATAATATTCTTGTAGTAAAACGTCATTATCTACATTGCTATAATCAGCATTTAATCTAACATAATCTTCTACAGTTCCACCAGTGTCTTCCATAAAGGAAACTAATTTTTCGATGTTTTCAGGTAATTGCTTACCTAATACTTTTTCATCTCTTTTTGCTTCTTTTATTTCTTTCTCAAGTTCATCAGTTTTTTCTTCTACTACTTCTGTAATAGGAGATTTTATTTCTTCTTTACTCTCAACGGTAGTGGTTTGTTTTTCGTGTGTTTCTCCCACTTTCTCGCCATCTGCGGATCGTTGGCCCACATCCACTTTCGTTGTGCTTGACTCTTGAACGGCATTTTCTGGTTTTTTAGTTAAATCTACTTTGTATTCTTTGTTTTCTATTTTTTTAAAAGAAGGTTTTTTAATTTTTAAAGGTTCAACCTTCTCTTCTTTAAGTTTTTCTGACATAATATAATATAATAATTAATAATTACATTGGTTGCTCACCACCAATGCTAGGTGTAACTCCTTGTGTTGAATCAACCAAAGAGTTAAAAGGATCTTCAAAGTCAATAGACGCAGAGTTATTAGCTCTTTGACTAATCATTTTACTTTGTTGAGTTCCTTCTAGTTTTGTTCTTTTATCTTTTCTATCTTCAATAAATTTTTCTCTTGTAGCTATTTCTTGCAAGTCCATTTGTTTTAATTGCATATCATAACTAAACTTAAGTTCCATCAACTGCTTATCTATTTCAGCTTTTTTCATCATCTCACTTATATCTAGTTGAGATTTAGCTTTTTCAACATTTACTGTAGTTTCTGCTATACCTTGTTGCTTTTGTAACTCTGCTAATGCCGATGCTTCTGTAGCTTTAGCGTTTGCTTCTGCCTGTGCTTGAATATTAGCCTGTTGATTTCTTTGATCTCTTTCTGCTTTTCTTCTTCTTCTTTCTTTTAGCATTTGATTTGCTAACTTAATATTCTTTATCTCTCTAAGATCTATAGCATCTTCTAAATCTATTCCTCCAGATTGTAAAGCTATTTGGATATTCTTTTCTAATTGAGCTTGTTGCTCTTCGTCTGGTTCTAGCTCTATAAATATTCCAAAATCATGAAGATTTAAATCGCTTATTTCTGATAAAGTAGCTAGATTATATCTTGATATACTATTCTCTAAAGCTTGCTTTGTAAAAGGAAATTCTAATGAGTCGCTTATTCTTAATGATACATTTTCTGCTGTTCTAACAGTTAGATACGACATCGCTTGTACTAAATGTCTAGTTGCTGTATTAGATGCATTAGCGGCTAACTTTTGTAATCCTACTAACGTATCTTTACCAGGAGTTGAACCGTCTCTAGCTTCATTTAAACCTGTTACATCTCTTATCATCTGTAAATAATATTGATAAGTTTGTATTAGCGTATTTATTTTACCACCACCAGATCCAGTTTGTAATTCTTGTATTGGAACTTTACCTCTGTTAGGATCACCATCTTGAGTTAAACTTCTACCAACTATACTACCAGTTTGAAAATACATGTTTAAAGCTTCAGCTGGATTATAATTTGTACCATTACCTAAATCAACCTCAGCTAAACCATCCATATCTAAGAATACACCATCAGGTACCATTCTAGCTAATACTTGTTGTATCTTTAAATGAGTCAACTGTATCATGTCAGCAAAACCTGTAATTCTACTAACCACTGACTCTATACGGCCTTTATACATCCTAGGAGCACATATGTTATAATTCATTTTAACTCTAGTTGTATCAGCAAAAGGTCTTGTCATATTTTCAGCTAATCCCCATTTTAGCATAAGAGGGTGTCCTAGTATCTTAGCCCCACTATATAAAGTTTCTATAGTTCTAGATACAACTTCAAAGTTTTCATTTTCCGGTGGACTAAAAGTATCAGGTTTTTGTAAAGCTTTTTCTAATCCTGTAGCTGTTTTTTTAACTTTAAACACTTGATCAGAATAAGTTTTATATTCAAAATACATAACCTGAACTGTCTGTTCATCATTTCTACCACTCCAGTTTCTTAAATATTCTGAGTTGCCAGGATATTTTTGTATTTGTTCCATTTCTTCATCTGAAAGATATGGGAATTGAGTTTTTAAATCAGCTAAGTTTATACTTTTAACTTCTCCAACATAATATAAATCTTCAAAATTAGGGTCTTCTGTGTAAGAATATATTAGTGTAGCAGGATCAACATAATCTACTATTATACCTTTTTCTTTACTCCAGTTAGTTTTTACAGCACCTATTCCTAGCACTGTTAAATCTTGAGCTAATCTTCTTCTAGTTAAATCGTATTTGTTTCTATTTAATACGTCTTCTAATAATTCTTCTTCTGCTATTTCTACAGACTGCTTATAATCTAACTGTAAATGTAATTTAACTTCTTCATCGGACTCTAGTCCTAGTTCTTTAAATTGAGGTGTTGTAATAGTTATACCTAATGTTTGATTTACTCGCTCTGCCATTTCTCTTTCTTGAACATCACGCATTAAATCTCTAGCATATTGAGTTCTTTGTTGTATTGAAAATGGATCTACTGCAAAAGCTTTTAATTCGTAAGACTTTTCTGACATGCCATTAACAACTATATCTACAAATTTAGCAATAACAGGCACAGGTTTCCAATCTATATTTAAATAAGATAAATCTCCATTAATAGCTAATTCATCTTTATATTTTTGTACAGACTGTTCGCCTCTTGCGTAAAGCCTTAAGTTATGATAGTTATTATAGTTAATGGCATAGCCACTACCCATTGCCCCACCTCTATAGTTTCTGAACCACTCTCCTTCTATAGCTCTACCTACAGCAAGACCATATTCTAAAGTAGCTTTTTCTGCATCTGGTACTACCTGACTGGGAAAAGAACTATTAGTGTTGTATGAAATTTGCATATATTTATTCTATTATTTTTGAAATTGTTCCTGAGTTATTATATCTACTTATACCTAGTTTAATAGGTTTGTATTTTTTATCAGGATTTGGTTTATATCTATTTTTATTACAAGCCATAATTGCTAAGCCAGAACTAATAGTAGCATCAAACTTGGTTCTATTGTTTATATTAAAACCACTCCAATCTTTTAGTGTTTGTTGAAAATACATGTCTCCATATCCATCCTGTAATTGACCGACATAATCTTCAATGTAGCTTTCGATAGCGGCAGCATGTGCCTGCTTAATATCTTCACTTGAGTTAGGTA